GAGCACGCGCAGGTCGTTGGTGCTGGTCGACTCAATGACGCCGGCGTTCACACCGATGTCGAGCTCGGCCGCGCCCGTGTTCACCTTCAACGAACCCAGGAGATCCACCGGGCTCGTGTTGTTGATATCCACGAATGCCCCGTTGAACTCGATCTCGTCGCCGCCCACCGCCGGCTTGATCGCGAAGATGTCGGCGGTGCCCGTGCTGTCCTGGAACGCCAACCTGAAGGTGTCGTCGATCAGCCAGAGGATGTTCTTCGCCGTCTGGGTAACGTTGCCGAGCTGGTTGTCGACCGCCGCATCGAGCGTCACTCCGACCGTGCTGCTGAAGTCGACGAAGCCCGCCGAGTTGATCCACGCCTCCTCCGGCAGGTTGTCGAGCGTGGAGCGCGCGACGTATGCGTAGTTGATGACCTGCGTCTCGATGTCAGCGACCGTGCACGCCTCGAGATCGTCGAAGGTCGAGTTCTGCCGCACGAACGAGATCTTCACGCGGTTGCCCGCGGAGGTGTCGTTGAAGGTGCCGCCGTCCACGCCCGTGCTCTCGTACTGCAGCAGGCCGAAGACCTCGCGCCCGCTCGACTGGATGATCTCGCCCGTGGACGCGTTGCGGATCAGCAGCAGGTTCTTGGGCTCGATCGCGTTGGGGCCCGACTGCTCGATGAGCTCATGCACGTTGAAGCCGGCACCGCTCAGCGCGGACTGCGCCACCACCGCGCCGACCGCCGTCGCGGCCACCGCGGCGACCAGCGTGGGCACCTCGCTCGCGGCCGCCGAGAGGATTACCCAGTTCGTCGCGCTCGCGATCGTGATGTCGGCGAGGTGCGTGATGCGGCGCAGGCACTTCTGCTCCTCGAGCTCGTCGAGGTCGAAGTTGAGGTCCCGAACGGACCGCTTCTTGCCGTTGATGGTGACGATGTCGTCGTACCAGTTCAGGCTTCCATCGGCCTTCAGCAGCCGGTTCACCTGCGAGCGCAGGGAGTTTAGGTCACCCTCGACGGTGGTGACGCCGCTCTCCAGGGTGGACCCCGCAGCGACGGTGTCATCGTAGAGATCCGAGTTGCGGATCTGTGTGTCCTGACGAAGAAACGTGCGGCCCATCGCTGTACTCCCCGGGTTTGAAAGCTCGACTTACGAGTCTATGGGGTGGGCTGAGTCCCGCGCGAGGTGAGCTGTAGTGGGCTACCCTGCAACCCGCCATGAAAGGGATCACGCTGAAGCCAGAGCAGATGGGCGGAGTGCCGTGCATTCGGGGGATGCGAATCCCGGTCGCCACCGTGCTGCGCATGCTTGCAAACGGACTAACCGCCTCGGAGATCATCGAGCTCCACCCCTCGCTGACATCGAGAGATCTCCGCACCGCCCTACTCTACGCAGCGGAGGCCATCAGCCGCCCAGCAGCTGCAGTGCCTCGGCGCGGAGCTCAGCGACGTCCTGGCGCGCGCGCAGCTGCTCGGTGATCACCTCGAGCAGCCTTCGCATGCTGCGTCGCTGCCCCCACGTGATGGATGCATTCTGCCTGTAACTCGGGCAGGCCCTCGATGAAGTTGCGTTCCCACTTCGACAGGCGCAGGTGGCGGTCGCGGAACAGGGGACTCGCCTCCACCCGCACCGCCGAGGCAACCAGCTCGCGGTCGGACAGCTCGTAGATCGAGGGGTCCACCATGCCAGCTCATTCGGGGTCGAGGAACACCATCACGGTCTTGCCGTGGTGGCCATGCACAGCCACGACGTCGTCCATGCTGCGCCAGACGCACGTCTGCCGGATCTCCGTCACACACCAGCGTGTGACCGCCGTTCCGTCGGGGAAGAGCACGCCCCAGGCGACATCACCCGTGCCCGAGACCCCGGTCTCATCCTCACGCCTGCGCAGGATGAAGCGACGCGGTTGATCAGCCATCAGTGGACTCCTGTCGTGGTGGTGCGGGCGGCGGCCTCGACGATACGCAGGTCGCCTCGCTGACCACCCACTCCAGCGTCGTCCGCTCCTGGGATGCAGCAGCGACCCGCTGGCGAAGCAACACCTCCCGCTCCTCGAGGAGCTGCCCAGCTACCTTCGCAGCGTCGTCGAGGAGGGCTGCCAGCGCCGACAGGAGGGCATCCTCGCCCGTCTCGCTGCTGGCCTCAGCCCGCTTCACCATGTCGTCCCAGCGCCGCTGCAGCGCGCCCGTGGCGGCCAGCCTACGGAAGCCCGCCATCATCTGGTGAGGGAGCTCTCGTGCCGCTGCAGCGGCCTCTGAGGCTGCTCCCTGAAGACGGGGTTCTTCGTCCTCCGCGAGCGCGCGCAACCGCTCGGCAGCAGCTTCGATTGCGCGCGCTGCGGTCAACCGTTCACCGGTCCTTCTTCCCTCGGTGGCGGACGCGGCCGCCGCCAGAAGCTGCTGCGTCTTGCTGCGGTGGCGGATCATCCAGTGTCACCCTTCCTACCGGGACGACGCCTTCACCGTGCTCGCTGGTGGCCTCGAGCTCCTCACCATCCGGATCGGGGTCCAGCATCGCCCCTTCCCGCTCTTGGTTCTCAGGTAGATCCGCAGTGGTGAGATCGCCACTGCCAACGCGCTCGCGGCCCGCGCGGGTGACGACCGTGCGCCGTCTGCCGGGCTCGACCTGGTTGGGCGCCGCCGCAGTGGCTCGCTCCACGGCCGCCTTCTCGTTCTCGTCGATCTCAGCTGCACGCTCCTGCGTGACGACATCGAAGAGCATCGGGCTCTCCTCGTCGTACTCATCCTGATGTAGCTCCGCGAGCTCCTCGGCAAGGTGCTGTGGCACCCGATACCAGCCGCGCACCGCGTCGTAGATCGTCCCCTTGTAGCAATACCGCTTGACCTTGAAGCCCTTGCGGCCAGGTCGGATACGCACGTGTCGTGTGTTTGCCATAGCGCCCTCTTCGTCCGTGTGGTGGTCCTGAAACACGAAACCGCCGTCCCCACGATGGTGGAAGCGGCGGTCCCAATCCTACACGAGCATGGCTGCTGCGGTAGGCGACTTACGGTGCAGTGGTCAACAGCGTCGCGCCGGCGCGAGTCGCCTGCACTGCACGTTGCTCCACTGCATACGCCCGGAGCTCGTTGACCAAGTTCTTCAGGATCAGCATCTCCGCCGCGGATGGCGGGTCGGTGAACGTCGCGAGGGCCGCCACCGTGATGTTCGCCGAGGGGACTGCGCCCTTCAGGGTCGCGAGATCGCCAGCGATGTCTCGCAACGCCGTGGCCAGATCTGGATCGCCGGCGTGCGGGGTCAGCCCGCTGCCACCGGTGCCGAAGTCTCTTTTGATCGCCGCCATGAGTCTCTCGTTGTTGAGGTAGTCGCGCGCGCCGGCCGCGCCACCAATCAGGTGGAGAGGACCAGAACCTTGAAGGTCGTCCCGCTGAGGTTCGCGGTTGCGTTCTCGACGAGGGGTCCGTCCGACGCGTTGTTGTTGTCGCCGTAGTACACCTTCAGCTTGTCGGCGGCCTTGTCGTAGATGGGCTGATAGCCACCGCAGTCCTGCGCGATGACGGCCAGCACCTCGACGTTGCCGACGCCGAGCGCGGCCCGCACCAACGCCTGAAAGCCCGTGGAGCCGCCGGAAGGGTATGCCCCGTCGCCTGCGAAGCTGAGCAGGTCGAAGCGCACCGGCCCATCGCCGACCTGAGTCTTCTTCGTCACAGTGATCGTACCGAGTGCCATGTCCGCCTCTCCCGTCGTCTCGTTACCCCCTGGGACGCTGAAGCCCCAGGGGGTGTTTTTTAGTAGCCCTGTCGGTTCAGCTGAAGCTCAGCTGACCTTGACTGCCGTCGCCTTCACCACTGCGGTTTCCTCGGCATACTTGAAGTCGAGGCGCATGGTCGCGACGATGATCAGGACGCCCTTGCGGATGTCCTTGTCCGTCTCGATGCGGATCTGACGCCACACACCGACGTTGATGTTCTTCGGATCCGTCAGAATGATGTTGGTCTGGTTCAGACCGCCGCCGAGGTTCTCGGGGAAGAGCGGCACGTCCACGACCGGGATGCCGGAATAGCCGACGGGGGCAGCGCTGGAAAGCGCATTGTCGCCGGCGGCCGTCGCACGATCCGAGATGCTGTCCCGGTAGTCGATCTCGGAATCGTTGCTGGTAAAGAACCTCATCATTTGCCGATTGCGCAGGAACGCAGTCGGCATCGTCTTCAGCATGTCGCGGAAGACAGACTTGGTCGTGGTGACCGCGCCGGCGTTCACCACGTTGCTCGTGGCCGCCTTGAGCAGGCCGTCGAACAACGCGAGGTACGGATCCGCAGAAGCGGTGTCGCCGCGCACGACGAGCTCCTCGATGTCTCGAGAGATCGCCTCGCCCATCAACTGCATGATGGTCTGGCGCAGCTCATCGCGCTCGATGCTGTCCTCGAGCACGCTGTTGTTGAGGTCGACCTCGGCTTTGCACTCCTTCGCATCGAGCTCGACCTTGCTCAGGTCAGGCTTGCTGCGGTCGGCGGCCGCCAGTGCGGTGTTCTCCTGCGCAGCGCGCATGATGCGTGAGCCGAAGCGGATCTTCTCGATGAGCTCCTTCGGAGACCGCATCGGCTTGACCGTGGCCATGCCGAGGATCTTCGACTCCTCGATCAGAATCCGAATAAACCGCTGCGCCTGCGCAGGGACCAGCAGACCACCACCGGTCAGCAGGTCGGCAAGCGCGAGGTCTGCCTTCTGGAGCAGCGACCGGTTGTCCATGTGTGCGCCGTCAGCCATGTTCTCTTCTCTCCCTGGACCATTTCTCGGGGGGCCCCAGCGTCCCCGCCACTGGGGGTAAAATCAGCGTGTTGCGAAGAACGACTTCTCGACCGGTGTGCTCGCCCGCGTGATGGGCCGGTTCATGTCGAGCGGCCACGAAACCTCTTGGTCGCGCTCCGCATCGACGCGAGCCTTCTCAGTCGCGACCGACTGCTGCTGCGAGGTCGCAGCCGGTGAGCCACCCATCTTGTCGATCCGCTCCTTTTGGATGCCGACCGCCTTGGTCAGCGTCGCGAGCGTGCCGCTCATCTCCTTGAGCGTGGCCACGATGGCGGGATCCACCACGGGTGCAGCGGGCGGGGGCGGGGGTGGGGTCTTCCCCTTGGCGGTCGCGGCGAACGAGGGAGTCACCTCTGTGGGCGTCTCTTCCTCGACTGGATCTGAAACCTCGGAGAGCAGCTCGACCAGGGCGGTCACGCCGGTGCGCAGCTTCTCCTGACGGGCCTGCGACAGCTTCCGGCCAGCCTTGGTCACTGCATCCTCGGGATCGGGAGGCGCGTTGACCGAAGCGAGCTTCACGATCGCAGCGAGCGCATCGGTGAGCTCCTTCGGTGTCTCGGCGGCATCGGCGACCTCTGCCGCTTCGATCGACTTCGCCACGCCGGCGGTCGCGTCCTGGAGTCCCTTCACCACTGCTGCCAGGTCGGCCTTCGCCTTGGCTGTGAGCTTCATCGCCGGAACCTTCCCCTCTGGTGCCTTGCTGGTGTCGTGCTTGACCACCAGGAACTTGCGTTGGTTCGCCGGTCGATCGACGACCGAGACCTCATGCACTTCGATGTCTGTCAGCCGATGGGTCTGCGGCTCGACCACCGCTTCATCTGCTTTGCTGACTCGGACTTTGCGTCGCATTTGCATTTCGAAGGCTACGTGAGCGCTGTTTCCGTTCGCAAGGACTGCACTATGCAGCCGAGGCGTCCTGTGGCGCGCTGGGGGCTTGCGTGGTGGGGTCGTTCTTAGGGGCGCCATCGCCCTCAGCAGTCTTCGTCGTCGGAGTCTTTGTCTCGGGCTCGCGGTAGGCGATGCCACCGATGCTGAAGCCGGTGAAGTCGCCCTTCTTGGTCGAGCTCCACAGCGCGTCGTCTACGACGCGGATCCCCATGAGCCAGGTGCCATCCTTCACGGTCTCGTCGCCGAGCGCGAACTCCGTCGGGGCCACCCACGACTCGAGGATGACGAGCTTGCCGGTGACGATCTCGGAGTGCTGTTTGCCGAGCTGGCGATACTCCTGCATGAAGCGATGCGCGGCTTTCCGCACCTCCTCCTTGGAGTAGATGTCGCCCTGGCTGTCGACCGTGTCGGGCTCCAGCACGATGCCCATCACGTAGCGCTCCTCCGCGGTCTTGTGGATGCGGATGTGCGTGAGCGCCTTGGCGACGACGAGGTCTTCAGGCGCCGGCGAGACGACGGCTGGATGCAACGTGGCTGCGACGCTCTTGTTGAGGAGCTGCACAAACGCTGCATCGTCGACCACAGCTTCGCTCGTCGCGAACAGCCGCCCGGGCGCCAGCGGCGAGCGGAACACGGTCGCCTTCTGCACGAGCTCCTCGAGCACCTCGATCGATGGAACCTCCATGACCCAGGGACCCTTCACGCCGGCCAGCGCCTTGGCGACCGGCGTCGTCTCATCGAAGAACGCAGCTGGGAACACATAGGTCTCGCGGCCATCGTCCACGAGCGCCTTTGCCGCGACGACCACGACGAGATCCTGATCGGCCGCTAGGGCGGCGGCCTTGCTGTCAGCGGGCGCTGGCATCGCGCCTTAGCGAACAGATGAGCTGTCGCGACCCCAGAGCGGCTTCTCGGACACGAAGCGGCCCTTCCCCTTG